TTTTTTTTTTTTTTTGGGGGTTTGCAGTATCGTTGTTAAAAGTACAATGTGAGCTTGTGGACCGCTGGGTCCAAAACCGTAGACCGCTATATAAGCGGTCCACGAGCTCCCATCAAAATCAAGCAGAGCTCGAAGTTAATGTTGTACGGTGATATAAACAAACCGGGTTTATTAAAACCGGAGTGCCCTTAATGGTAGGGGGGGTGGGCACTCCGGGGAATAAGATGGCTTGATTTGGTTTGGTATCAAGCCACCCGCCCTTTGCAACCAAGTCAGTAGAACTGAACTTGAAGCAATCGGGCTTGTCTTGTTTTATTTAAGTGTGAGGTTGCACACTAAAAATTATTTTTATTTTATAATATATAAAAAGCTAAAAACTACCTAACTAATATTTTTGTATTTATAGTTATATATGTTTTTGGTTCCGGAGTTTCCCAGACTCCAGCTTTAATCGTTTATAAATTGTTTTTAATTGTTTCTTGTTTTAAAAATTATGACTGCCACCAGCCAGTTACGGTGGACCAGTCTCACTAGGGCATGGCCAATGCCTTACATGAAGAGTTCAGGAACTCTTGCTTGGAACGGTTTTCCAAGATTCACGTCTTTGAAGTACGTGATGCAGCCGAGGTAATTCTCGTAATGCTCTCCCTCATAAAAAGATCTCAAGCTGAGAACCCTTCTTGGTAATGCATCCTTCCAGGATCTTCTCCAACTGTACTCGCAGCGCGAGCCACAGCCGTTGTCAACCCGTTTGGAAAGGTATGGTATTTCACTAAAAGTGGTCCAAGTCCTCTTGTTAGGGAGGTAGGGGTTCTCAGTAATGAGGACACGGTTCATGATGTCAAGTATATGGTCAGTTGATAACCAAGGTATTTCTTTGCCTAGCCAGGCAATGGCTTTGTCGTCTACAGGCTTCCAGGTAACGTCAATGGCTGATAGTGCTGCTAAGCAGCCCATTCTAATATCACGTCTATGGAAGAAATTCAGCATGAGGTAAATGGCGTAGGATTTTGTCCATACCATATTCTCTCTAACTGAAGTCACGAATTTACCAATGTTCATGGCTTTGGCTATGATGACGTCTTGTTCAGCACAGCATACCCAGAAATACCGGGAATTACTCGGATCTTTTGGATCTTTATCTTCAATCCTATGGTAATGTCGACTACAAAATTCAACGGTTTCCAACCCTATTCTCTTTTTGTCAGGTGTCCATCTTTCAATGTCCTTGCGGTAAAACCCGAGAGCGTTGATGGTGTGTAACGCTCTAGAAAATAGGTCAAAATCTGGTGGGATGTTGACTACATCGTCACCGGAGACACACATGCGATCCAGCCATGAATCAGAGTGAAACCACCCTTCAACATCAGCTGGACTATTTGAAGCCTCCCAATAACGTAGCAGTTGGACAACACAGTTGGTTATGCAGTT